GACGCTTATAAGGCAGAAGTCGCTGAGAAGGAAACTTCCCTTAAGGCTGAAGCTGAACTAGATAGTTTAAAAATTGGGAAAACCCAAGCGGACAAAGTCGTTGAGGCTTTAGAAGCAAAAATTAAAGACTCAGATGACAACTATGCGAAAGCAATAGAAGAAATGTCAGCTGAACTTAAAAATAACAAAGATGAGTTAGCTGCATTAGCTAAGTCAAAGATGAGTTTTTCTGAAGCAGGCGCAAATGAGCCTACAGCAGACGAACTTAACGCTGCGTATATTACGTCAAAAATTACTGGTAAGAGCGTTGATCAATTAAGCTACGGTAAGAAGCTAATTGAGAAAGCAACTCGTTGGGCAGATGCCGATTGGGAAACTACTTGGAACTCAAACATATTCCAAGGTATTCAAAATCGTGTAGTTGTTGAACCTGTATTCCAGCAAATGGCAATGAATGCACGCGTGATGAACTTCCCATTCAATCCAGATACTGGAATGGATGCTACTTGGGTAACAACTGGTAACCTAAATGATGGTGACGCAGTTGGTACAGCATTTAACGATGCTTCATCTGGTGCAGTAGCGGCACATGGCTTAACAGAGGTCACACTGACCGCTCATAAGCTAGCTACTCGTGAATACATTGGTTACGAAGAAGATGAAGACTCAATTATACCTATCGCAGGTATTGTTCGTGACGCAATCGTTCGTAGAATGGCACGCACATCTGACGCTTCAATTCTAGGTACTGGTCAAACAGCACCATTTACTGAATTAGAAGAGTTAGCTGGTGGTCACTCTGGTAACAACGTAACTACTGGTAGTACAACTGACTTGTTTGTAAAAGCAGAGCTTCACACAGCTCGTACAAACATGGGACAGTGGGGTATGAACCCTGCAGACCTAGTTTGTTTCCTAAGTCAGGCACAATACTACAGTTTAGTAACTGATANTGATGTTACTACTGTCGATAAGTACGGTGATAACGCTACAATCTTAACTGGTGAGCTTGGTAAACTATGGGGTATCCCGCTAATCGTATCTGACGCTTTTGAAGCGGCAGCTGCAGCTAAAGCGGTTGGTATTCTAGTTAACCCTTCTAATTACCTAATTGGTAATCATAGAGGCTTAACAATTGAGATGGCTACTGACGTAGTTGCTCAACAAAGAGCAATTGTTGCGACTCGTCGCTTTGGCTTTATCGCTAAAGAGGCTGGAGCAGCAGGTAAAGCTTCAATGGCTTTAATCTTAACAGCAGCTAGCTAATAGCATAAGTTAGTATTTAACTGGCGGGGCAACCCGCCGGTTTNTACAAGTATTTGGGAATAANGAATGGCAGATTTAGTTACAGTAAGTGATTATAAAACATATGCAGGAATAAGTAGCAACACACGTGATGCGACTATAAACAACTTAAAGGCCCAAGTTAGTACACTTATAAAAACCTATTGTGGTCGTAGTTTTATCGACTACTATAGTACGGCAAAGACAGAATACTTTGACATTGTTAAAGGTGAAACTTCTCTCTTTCCAACAGAACTTCCTATCGCGGAAGTTGTACAAATATTTGAGCGTGATAGCTCAAAGACGGATAAACAAACCGTTGAATTAAACCTCGCAGATAGTAACAATTACTATCTATTGAGCTCTGGTACTCCACAATGTACCTTATCAACAAAAACTACAGAAACAACTTGTCATAACAATGATACCTTCACGGGTTCAGGTTTAAACGATCTAACAGTCACTGGTTACAACGCAAATACGTCGTCAGGTGAAGTAGGACGAAGTTATCAAGTACAAATTGTTCAAACAGGAAGTCCAGATACTTTTAAGTGGTCTAGGGACGGTGGTTCGAATTGGTATACAGGCGTAGTGGCAATAACAGGCTCTAGTCAAATTTTAGAAGGGGACGTCGCTGTAACCTTCAATGCTACAACAGGACATACAGCTGGAGACAACTGGGCTTTTACAGCCGAAAGATGGACTGGTGAGTGTAGCAACACTTCATATACAACTCAAGCAACTTGTGAGGCAGCCAATGAATTTTGGATTGCTGACAGGGATTACGAATTAGATGCTGATGGTCAAGAGATTACTCGTACGAGATTATCTTTTCCTGCTGGTACTAAGTCAGTTAAGTTGGTATATAAAGGTGGATATTCCGCTGTTCCAGGGGATTTGAAGTTAGCAGTGTATGATTTAATTACTTATTATTTAAAGAAAGAAGCGACTCCCGCTAAATCAATGCCTGGCTCAGAAATTAAAAATGTAACAAAGAGTCAGACCCTCCATTCAGAATTTCCTCCACACATAAAGCGTATCTTGGAGCATTATAGGCACATTAGCTAATGGCTAAGATCAAGACTACTGTTAAATACCAATATAAGGGTAAAACGAAACTTTCTCCTAAAGAATTTATTGCTCCTTTTCAAAAGGGGTTTTCGCGTACAGAATCTGATGACTGGGCAAAAAAGAAAGGAGGTATAGACTCTAAACCCCATGTAGTTGTATTACAGCCTGATTTTATGAGAGATGAGAAGGATGGTAAAACAGTTTTAACAAGACCAGATATAACCAAAGACGAGTTAATGGCCGTAGCACAGAAAGCAGTAGTTAACTGGCGTCCTGTAGGAAAGCTTCAAAAGGCAATAAAAGAGTATAATCTTAAACAGTTTAAAAGAACAAAACATAATGACTATGTCATAGTTTATAATTTTAATCACTCTAGGGCTCTATTTGATAAGTTAAAGACTGCTGGGCTAGTTCGAGGAGCCGGATTCACTGATAGAGGGCATACTACAGCTAAAACAAGATATCACGCAGAATCGGAAGTAGATAAACTACCAGACTTTCCAAAATGGGGAGCTGGAAGTCATAAAGGAGCTTATTTAGCTACTAGGGGTTTAAAGAAAACCCTAGTAGAAGAATCATCTCTACTTACTCCATTTATAACCCATGAATGGTTAGTCCGAGTTAACCGTGAAGTATCAAAAATTGCGGGTATGGAACAATTTTTGATAATTGTTCCAGAAGCTGCTTGGAAAAACAGAAGTAAAAAAGAGGAAAGGGAGCTTAAAAGTACGTATAAAAGACTTATAAAAGCGTGGCTAGACTCCCTGGACGCTGATGATATATTAAGCATAGCACACTCTAAGACCACGGAACAACTTCTTAGTGATAAAATAACTGATTTATTAGTAGGTAAGAAAGTAGCAGCTTATAATAAGAAAGGAAGCAAGAAACATAAAGGGAAGAAAAGAAAAATAGCTCTCGGTACACTTGCAATTGCTAAACCCCCTCCATTAAGAACTTCTGGGGGTAAGTTCACTTCAGCAATGAATATACAAGCTATACTTGATAATAGAATTAAAGAGGAAGTAGCAGATAACATGGGTAAAGGAGGAGCTTTAGTTTATAGGACAGGAAGATTTGCAGAGTCGGTTTCAGTAACAAAGGTTATGCAATCTAGACAGGGAGCTTTAACAGCTTTTTATACTTATATGAAAGCACCTTACCAAACCTTTGAAAGAGGGTATGCACAGGGGTCACTTAGAAGAGACCCCAGAAAACTTATTGCTGCTTCTATAAGGGAAATAGCTAGAGAAACTTTAAATCACAAGTTACAAATTAGGACTAGGAGAGTATAATGGCAGCAAAGGCGCGTTCAGGAATTACTAATGCTATTATTACAGAACTTAAAAAGATAGATGGCGGAGGAGATTATTCAGTAGATTTAGCTGATAATGTTACTAACAAACTTATATTTTGGGACGAAGTGAACGACTTCCCTTTTGTTAGTGTAGTTCCTGGCAACGAAGTAAGAGAATATCACCCCGGTGGGTTTAAATGGGGTCACTTAGGCATCAATATTAGAGCCTATGTACATGGCGAAGAGCCATTAGATGAACTTGAAAAAGTTCTATATGAAATTGAAACTCAGTTGGACGCTGACCAGACATTAACTTATGATACTGGCAAGACAACTGAGCAGATAACAGTTTTATCAATCGCTACGGACGAAGGCTTATTGGCACCGTACGGGGTTGGTGAAATAACCTGTGAAATCAGGTATCAAGTAACCTAACGTAATAACAGACAATAGTCAAGATTATTACAAAGGCAAGAAAAGAAGAAGGAGACCTTTATGGCACTTTCATTAAGCAGAAATGCAACGGTTATTCTATCTTACCAGGCAAGTACAGCCACCGCATGGGACGGTGCTGGAAGAGAGCCTAGTGAGGCGAATACATTTGAAATTCCGGTTTTAGACGGATTTTCATTTTCACAAGCAACGGGTACGCAAAACGTAACGTTGAACGAAGCAGGAGCATCTCCAAAACGTGGTCAATCGATATTTAATACATCAATTGAACCCGTGGATTGGAGTTTTACTACTTATATGCGTCCTAGAATTGACGACTTAAGCACTGACCTTCATGGTATGACTGAAAAAATACTATGGAATGCGTTGGTATCTGGTACTAAAACGGATAACGTAGGTACTGGTGGTATTACATCTACTGCTGCGGCATGTACTGTTGATTTAGAAGAATCAAATAAGAATCAGTTATTAAAACTAACTGGTTGGTTCGTTTTTTCTGATTCTAGTACTAATTATAGACTAAAAAACATGTGTGTAAACTCAGCATCAATGGACTTTGATGTTGATGGTATCGCACAAATAACATGGTCGGGATATGCAGAAGCAATTGATGCTGTCGCAGCGGGCGCTACACCTACTACAGGTGATGACGCTACTGACGGATACGCACTTGCTCCAGCAACAGCGGACTTTATTCTAAATAGACTAAGCACTGTAGTACTAACCTCTAGTATTTCAGGCAGTTCTAAAAATTACACCTTTGCACTCACTGGTGGTAATGTAACTATTGATAATGGTATCTCTTATGTGACACCAGAATCCTTAGGTAGAATTAATGTTCCAATCGGCCACCAAACTGGCACCAGAGCGGTTTCGGGTAGCTTTACAGCTTACCTAGATACTGCTGCTCTAAGTACCAAGATTATGTACGACGATATCCTAGCGGATATTAATGCAGCAGATCCTGATACTATTACTAATGTCTTCACTATTGAATTGAAGATAGGTGGAGCATCTGCTCCAAATGTAGTATTCCTAATGCCGAAAGCTCACCTAGAGTTACCATCTCTAGATACAGCTGACGTTATGGGTGTTACTATTACTTGGACAGCATTAGAAGATGGGTTCGGTTCAGGAAACGACGAAGCTACAATTGCTTACACAGGTTTAACTGTAGTATAAATGTAGTTCTTTATAGTGAGGTATCTCATGTACCTCACTATTTTTTAAATTTTATAACAAAAGGTAAATATTATGACAGAAACAACCGCCCCGAGTGGAGCAGCATTTCAGAGTTTATCTGATTTACTTACTCCAAGTAAAGAAGCAAACCTTGAATTTCCCGGTTATGACGGGTTTAAAATCAAAGTTACTTACTTAGCAAGAGAGGAATTGCTAAAACTTCGCAAGAAGTCAATTACTACGAAAATTAATCGTAGAACTAGACAACCTGAAGAAGAATTAAACGAAGAAGTTTTCCTCAAAGAATACACAAAAGCCGTAGTCAAAGGCTGGTCTGGGTTAAAGATGAAATACTTAGTTCAACTTATACCTGTAGACGAAGACAAAATCTCCGACATGGAATCAGAGTTACCATTTACTCTAGAAAATGCTTTAGTCATGATGGAAAATTCTAATGATTTTGACGCATGGTTAACTGAAACTGTAGGTGATTTAACAAATTTTACGACGACCAGTTAGAGTACTGGACAAGTCGTTTAACTGAACATTTCCAAGGTACAGGTCAAGGATTTGACAAACAAAAACGTATCGATATGATGATTCAGATGGAAGAGAACGGCATGGACGTCG